AGAACAACAAATACTTAAATTAAACTATCGTTCATTTACACAAGTAGTTATCTTAGGCAGTTCAACTTTTGTACCATTCATGCAATTGAAAGCTAGATTCAGAAGGGAAGTTGTTGAAGACTTATTAGATATTAAAATATTCTCAACAATGAATATGTTACTCAAACAAAGATTGAAAGATTTAGTTACTGAGTTGCAAGAAGTAGAATATAATTATAAGTTATGTAATGAAAAGATGTCTATGCAATCATCACATATTGAAAACATTAAAAACAATGCTGGAATTATTATAAAAGAAAAACAATCTAACTATGATAGTAACTCTATAGAATTAGGTAATAAAGTAAATGATAAAAAGACGTTAGAGGAAACTCAGAAAATATTATTTGAATCAGTAACAGACCAAATCAATATAGAGTCTAAAGATATCAAATTAAAAGATTTACGTTCTACTCTTAAAGAGAAACAAAAAGAAAAAGATAGAATGATTAAATTTTTATCAGAGAATGAAGACTGTCCTGCCTGTGAACAACACATAGATGAGTCATTTAAACATAAAATGATAGATACTAAAAAGAACGAATCAAATGAAATTGTAAATGGTCTTTCAAAAATGAAAGATGAATTAGATAAAATACAGGGTAGGCTAAATGAAATATCTAATACTACAGGTAACATACAGGACAACTCAATACAGATAGCAAGTTTAAACACATCTATAAAAGAATTAGAAAAATACCAAGAAAGACTATCACAGGAAATTAAAGATTTAGAAAAAAGTACTATTGATAGTTCAGATGAAGAAAAACTAAAAGTACTTCAAGAAGAGTTTGATGGTATAGAGAAAAATAGAAAAGATTTAAAAGAAGAAAAGATTTACAAAGAAGCATCAAAAGCAATGTTACAAGACACAGGTATTAAAACTAAGATTATTAAACAGTACTTACCTATCATGAATCAGTTGATTAATAAGTATCTGGCATCTATGGAATTTTATGTTAACTTTAGTCTAGATGAAAACTTTGATGAAACAATCAAGTCAAGATTTCGTGATAACTTTAATTATGCATCATTTAGTGAAGGTGAAAAGATGAGAATAGACTTGGCCTTATTATTTACATGGAGAGCAATAGCTAAAATGAAAAACAGTACCAACACTAATCTATTAGTATTAGATGAGATATTTGATAGTTCATTAGATAGTTCAGGAACAGATGAGTTCCTAAAAATATTAAACACACTCGAAGGTGAGAATGTATTTGTGATAAGTCATAAACAAGATGTATTAGTAGACAAGTTTAAACACACACTTAAATTTGAGAAAAGTAAAAACTTTAGTAAGATGGTGGTAGCATGATTCCAAATAAAAAATACAATATAGTATATGCTGACCCACCTTGGCAATATAATGAAAGTTGGGGAAATGGTCAAGTTGGTTATAACACTATGACAAATGAAGATATTCGTAACTTGCCTGTTTCTGATATAACAGAAGATAAAGCTCATCTTTATTTGTGGGTTACTAATCCATTTATTTCTGAGGGTTTGGAAATTTGTAAATCGTGGGGATTTGAATACAAAACTCTTATAACATGGGTAAAAACTTACAGTAATGGAAAACCAGAAATGGGTATGGGTTATTACTTTAGAGGTTGTACAGAACATATCATTTTTGGTGTTAAAGGAAAAATGAAGTGTACAAATAAGACAACTAGAAATATGTTTAAAGCAGTTAATTCAAGAAGACATAGTGAAAAACCACACATGGTTAGAGATATGATTGTAGATAGTAGTGGTGATTTACCAAGAATAGAATTGTTTGCTAGACACAAAATCAAAGGTTGGGATTCGTGGGGAAATGAGATTGAGGAATTAAATACATTAGAGGAGTTTATGTAAATAATGGGTAAAAGAAGTGATTTTGAAAGAGTCGAGAGGGATTTTTATCCTACACCTTGGCAAGCAGTAGAACCTCTTGTTCCACATTTACCAGAGGAGTTTGCATTTGCAGAACCTTGTGCTGGTGATGGTGCATTAGTAAATCATATTGAAACTTTGAAGGAAGGTGGTTGGTGTTCTTGGGCATCAGATATTGAACCACAGAAAAAAAGTATTATTAACAAACACTTTAGAGATTTAGGTGAACATGAGTTTTTAGAAGCTGATTACATTATTACAAATCCGCCTTGGGATAGAAAACTATTACATCCTATGATTGAATACTTTACTGCATTTAGACCTACATGGTTATTGTTTGATGCTGATTGGATACATACTAAACAGAGTGTTCAATATCTACCACTATTAAAAAAGATAGTAAGTATTGGTAGAGTGCAATGGATTCCAGATAGTAAATCTACAGGCAAAGATAATTGTTGTTGGTATTTGTTTAGTAAGGGTGATTCGCAACTAATTCAATTCGTAGGAAGAAATACCTAAAATCGTGATAGTAACCCATTGATTCTAAAGGGTTTTTTAAACCCCTTGACAATGCTCTTTTTTTATGTTATTCTATATACATAATAGAGAAAGAGGTTTTACATGAAAGATTTATCATTACTTGCAAAGTTACTTGCTGAAGAAGATATCCATGTAGTCCATAGAAAACAACCAACTGCAATGTTTGACGTTTTGAATAGAGAACTATCGCTTCCAATCTGGAAAGATATGTCTAAAGTTGTTCAAGACTTATTTACATTACATGAAGTTGGTCATGCTTTGTGGACTCCATTAGAGATGATGAAAAAAGTTAAAGAAGAAAATATTTCACATTCAGTTGTCAATGTTTTAGAAGATGTTCGTATTGAGAAGGCTGTCCAACTTAAATATAGAGGTGCAGTAAAGATTTTCAATAGTGCATATCAAGAGTTACTTAATGGTAATTTCTTTGAAACTGTCGGTAAAGATATTTCAAACTACAATCTTATTGATAGAATCAATCTTCACTTTAAACATCATACTGATGTTCCATTTTCTACTGAAGAAATGGTCTGGGTAGAAAAATCAAACAAAACAATTACGCCAGATGATGTAATTGAACTTGCAAAAGAACTTGTTGATTTCATTAAAGAAAACCCAGATAGTCAAGGTAAAACACCAGATAGTGAGGGTTCAGAGGTTGCTGAGATGGGTAATGCACCTATGAGTACTGATGACAACCAAGACGAAGATTCTGTTGAAAATCAAGAGTATGAGATGCCTGGTGGTTCTGATTCAGAAGAATCAGAGGAAACTTCAGAAGAAGAAAAGTCTGGTGGTTCTAAGGAGTCTGATGAAAAGTCAGAGGAAACTGACGAAAAATCTGATGATGTTGGTTCAGAAGAATCAGAAGAAATTGATGGTGAGAAGTCAGAGTCAAAAGAAAGTACTGTAGATAGAGCCGATGGTGGTTCTGATGGTAATTCTGATATGACTATTACTGCTGCTACTGATACTGCTTCTAGAAAAAATGCAGAGAGTATGTTAGACCATACTGCTCCAAACTATGAGTATGCTTCAATTCCAAAAGTTGATATGAAAAAGGTTATTATTCCAACTACTGAAATTATTGACATTTTTAAAGAACACTATCTTGACCAGAAAAAAAATGATGGTGATACATATTGGAATAAAACTCTTGAAGAATTAAACAAGACAAAATCAGATAGTAAAAAAGCAGTATCTTATATGGTCAAAGAATTTGAGATGAAGAAATCTGCTGATGCATATGCGAGATCGTCTACTGCAAAAACTGGAACTCTTGATATGGGTAAGTTACACACTTACAAATATAATGATGATCTATTTGCAAAAGTTACTACGTTGCCTGGTGCAAAAAATCATGGATTAGTATTGTTCTTAGATTGGTCTGGTTCAATGTCTACTAACTTAGTTGGTACTATGAATCAGTTATTCAACATTGTTTGGTTTTGTAACAGAACTCAAATTCCTTTTGAGGTTTATGGTTTTACAAATATCTTTCAAAAAGATGGTACATATGGTAGAAATACTGATGGACTTGCTCAAAACTTTAAGTCTGGTGATTTAGTATTAGATGTCAATTTGTTAAACTTCTTTTCAAGTAAAATGAAAATTCAACAACAAAACGATATGATGCATTATCTTTATATGCTTGCGAATAGATGGAATCGTAGAGATTGGAGAACTGATGGTTATCCTTATCAAGAGCCTAAATGTTTGTCACTTGGTTCGACTCCATTAAATGATGCAATTATTTGTGCAATGGATTTACTTCCTGCTTTCAAGAAATCAAATGGTGTTCAGAAAATGCATACTGTATTTCTTACTGATGGTGCAAGTAATCCTATTAGAAATAGATATGTTGTTTATTCAAAAGATGGTCATGTATCTAATGATAAACAGTCTATTGGATATGGAAAAGAAATCTTTACTGATCCAACTACTGGAAATAAAGTAAATAGAATTGACTTTGGTAATGGTCGTGAGTATCAAACTAAAATGTTACTTTCACTTTTAAAGAAAAAAATGCCTGATATGAATATCGTAAACTTCTTTGTCGCTGGTAGTGGTCGAAGTGGTAAAATCAGTTATGATGATCTTAGAAGTGTAATTGATTGGGATATGTGTCAGTCGCATCATGAAATGCAAAACATGGTTAAAAAGTGTAATACAGATAATGTTTTGATTGTTCCTAAAGGACAAGGTTTTGATGTTACTTATATCTTGCCTGGACTTTCTAAATTGGATATGAGTACTGAACTTGATTTAGAAGATGGAGTTACCTATAATAAAGGTCAGTTAAAAAGAGCCTTTGGTAAAATGTCAAATGGTAAAACTGCAAATAGACCATTACTTAATAACTTTATTAAGATGGTTGCTTAAATGAAGGGTGATTCGCAACAGTTCAGAATCACCAAAAACCCCTACTATAAAATATCAAGTAAAAACAAGGACTTAGGTGTCCAACTTGACAAACACAAAAAATAGTGTTAATATAAGTTATAAAATGATGATGAAAACTTTGAGAGGAAAAATACAATGATGACATTTTCGCCACAAAAACAGAAGTTCGTAGATTCTGCAACTGATTTATTCGGTGCTGGGTCTGTTCTTAATAACAAACAAGTAGAGGATGCTTCATATTCTGCTGGTATTCCAAAAGCTGGTTGGTTCAAAAAACAGTTTAAGATTGGTTACAATCAGTTCAAACTTCCTAATGGGGAGTCTGTTCCGTCAACAATCATAAATACTACAGAAGATACTGCGAGTAATACTGTGAGTTTGATTGCGACTAATATGGAAAAACAAAACCTAGTGCCTGCACCTTTTGAGGGATTTGTGCCTTGGGGTCACTTCAAGGACATTAAACAAGTTGTAAAGTCTGGTATGTTCTATCCAGTTTTTGTGACTGGATTGTCTGGTAATGGTAAAACATTAATGATCGAACAGATTCATGCTGACATGAATAAAGAGTTGATTAGGGTTAATATCACAATCGAAACTGATGAAGATGATTTACTTGGTGGTTTCAGATTGGTGAATGGAGAAACTAAGTTTGTTCCTGGGCCAGTCATTGAGGCAATGGAAAGAGGTTGTACTCTTTTACTTGACGAGTGTGATTTAGGTTCAAACAAGTTAATGTGTTTGCAGCCTGTTCTTGAGGGTAAAGGTGTTTACTTGAAAAAAGTAAACAAGTGGATTACTCCTAAAGATGGTTTTAATGTGATGGCGACTGCCAACACTAAAGGTAAAGGTTCTGAAGATGGTAGATTCATTGGAACTAATATTTTGAATGAGGCATTTCTTGAGAGATTTGCAATCACTATTGAACAACCATATGCTGCCGCTGCAGTAGAAAAAAAGATTGTTTTAGGTTCTATGAAAAAGTATGGAACTGTAGATGAGGACTTTGCAACTAACTTAGTTACTTGGTCTGAAGTTATCAGAAAGACTTTCTATGATGGTGGTGTAGATGAATTGATCTCTACTAGAAGACTTGACCATATTGTAAAAGCCTTTGCAATCTTTGGTGATAAGATGAAGTCTATTCAGATGTGTGTTGCAAGATTTGATGATGACACTAAAGAGTCTTTCATGGACTTATACACCAAGATTGATGCTGGTGTAAATCCATTAGAAGAAGTTACAGATATTCCAACTGTAAAACAAAATCCATTAGAAGAACCTAATTTCTAGGTTCTTTAAAAAAAATTATGTAAAGGGGTTGTAATCTATGGTTACAATCCTTATATATAATAGAGACAATGCCATTAAGGGTTGTCTATGACCATTTCAGAAACTAAAATCTCATAAAGTTTATGGGGGCTCTGGTGGTCAACTAAAATATATCTTGCTTTTAAAGGAGAAACAAAATGGTAAGAACTAAACTAAGTCTATTCGACAACTTTAATCAACTAACACCATATGCCGTAGGGTTTGACAGACAGTTTAATCGTCTAAACGATTACATAACTCATCAACAAACCTCTACCAATTTCCCACCATACAATATTCAAAAGGTAAAAGACTTTACCTATGAGATTGAAATGGCTCTTGCTGGATTCAGTAAAGAGGATATTGAAATTGAAGTTGCACAAGGTGTACTTGCAATTCGTTCAGTAAAAGAAACTGACTCGGAGACAAATGATGAATGGACTATACATAGAGGAATTTCTTATAGGAAGTTTAATCGAAAGTTTACACTTGCAGATGACATTGTTGTCAATGATGCAAAGCTTGAGAATGGACTTTTGACTATTACTTTGGAACAAATAGTTCCAGAGGAAAAGAAACCAAAACTCATCACAATAAAATAAAATAAAAGTGAAAGTAGGGTTGACAAAGTCCTACTTTCATGTCATAATGTATATATTGAATTAGGAGATTATTATGGGATTAAAAGTATACGACCTACCATCTGGTGGATTAAAAGATGGTGCAATTGCAACACCATCAAATGATATAACTTTCACTTGGGAATATGACCAAGAAGAACTTGCAAAAACTAAACCAACCGAAAAAGATATCAAAAATGTTAAAGCAGTAAATTCAGAACTTTCTGAAGAAGAAGTTTTAATTGAGGCAAAACAAAAAAGATATAGAAAAAATAAAACTGTAAAATTTAGAAAAGAATACGAAGAATTTGAAAAAAATGGTAAGTTAGACGAACTACCTTTAACCAATATTTTCAATCCAAAATTTCAACAAGGATCACAAACAGCAACTGTAGATTCTGAAACAGGCAAAATGATCGTAAGTATGCGACCACAGGCTGCAGTTCATATGATGAAAGTTGAAATTCCAATTAATATTGTAGACGAAATTAATGTACACATTGATGAAAATCTACTCCCAGATAAAGTAGATTTTTCTGGAAATCTAGTAGGTCAAATTAGGCGTGATGCAAAATCTGCACAAGTTCATTTTCCTACAGATGATGATGCTGGAAAAGCAGTTTCTAGTATTCTAGAAATGCTTGCAAAAACTTATATGAAAAATGTTACAACAGAAGAATATAATGCAGAGATGGGTTATGCTTGGTCTGTTCATAGTTACGAGGGTGATTATAATCCTCTACACGATCATGGTAGTAAAACTCCTATAGGTTTATCATGTATTCTATATTTAAAAGTACCAGACCAGATTGCAGCTCTTCCAAATCCATCTGAAGAATTTGGGGGAATGAATTTTGCAAATGGTGCTATAGATGGATTTACATATTTCAGTTGGGGTAATCATGGTATGCGAGATACAAATATGCTAAGACCATCTACAGAAGAATATGTTAAACCAGAAGTAGGAACTTTGATTATGTTTCCATCATGGTTACGACACTCTGTGAATCCATTTTTTGGAGAGGGTGAAAGAAGAACTTTCTCTGCTAATATTAATATCACTAAACCTAATGATGGAGTAAGTGATAAAGAGAAAATTGCAAACCAACTTAAAGAAAGAGGATATAATGTCGAAGTACAAATATGATGAAGATAAGGTTTTGATAGAGTTAAAGACTTATATTGATAGCACCTATGGTGAACACTACAGTAAGAATAAGTTTCAGGCAACTGAATTTATCATTGATGGTGGTCATGGTGAAGGGTTTTGTATCGGTAACATACTAAAGTATGCACAACGATATGGAAAAAAGAATGGTAAGGATAGAAAAGACTTGCTAAAAGTGATACATTATGGTATAATAGCATTATACACAAACAAACTGGAGAAACTAAATAATGAAACTAAGTAATAACACAACTTCTGTATTGAAGAACTTTTCAACTATTAATCAAAATCTAGTGATTAA